CGCATCATCCTGCAGCCCTCGGGCGCCTCGATCCGCATCTTCGGTGCGGACAACCCGGACTCGATGCGCGGGCTGCGCGTGGACGGCGTGGTGCTGGACGAGGTCGCGGACATCAAGCCCGAGACCTGGCGCGAGGTGCTGCAGCCCGCGCTCGCCGACCGGCTGGGATGGGCTGCGTTCATCGGCACTCCGCACGGGATCAACCTGTTCTCGGAGCTCTTCTTCGGCGCTCGCGGTCGGCCCGACTGGCACGCGGCGAGCTACACCTGCTACGACACCGATGCGCTTCTGTCCCTCGAGATCGAGCGCTACCGATCCTCGGTCGACGAGAACACGTTCAAGCGCGAGATGCTGTGCGATTTCGCGGCAGCGGGCGACAACCAGTTGATCTCGCTCTCCGACGTGCAGCTCGCCTGCCAGCGCCACCTGAAGGCCGCCGACTACTCCTGGGCCGGGCGCGTGCTGGGCATTGACCCCGCACGCTTTGGCGATGACCGCAGCGTCGTGTTCCCCCGCCAGGGGCTCTTCGCCGGCAAGCCCTGGGTGTTCAAGGGGCTGGACAACATGGCCCTTGCTGACCGCATCGCGCAGATCATCGAGGACTGGAAGCCCGACGCGGTGTTCTGCGATGCCGGCAACGGGGCAGGGGTGATCGATCGGCTGCGCCAGTTGCACTACGACGTGACCGAGGTCGCCTTCAGCGCCTCGCCCGCGCACGCCCGCTACCTGAACAAGCGCGCCGAGATGTGGTGGGACGTGCGCGAGTGGCTGCGCGCAGGCGGGGCGATCCCGGATCTCGTCGAGCTGAAGCAGGATCTGGCCGCACCCACCTACCGCTTCACGCCGGCGGACAAGATCCAACTCGAGAGCAAAGACGACCTGAAGGCCCGCGGCCTGCCCAGCCCTGACTTGGGCGATGCGCTGGCGTTGACCTTCGCCTACCCCGTGCACCGCGACGAGAGCGTCGTGGCCCGCGCCCAGCGCATGGGCCTCTCGAGTCGCACCAGCAGCGAGGATGTGCTGGCCTACGACCCCTACCGCCGCCTCTAGCGCCGTATCCGTGTTGCTCTGCACGCCGGGCAACAATGCCCCCCAACGTGCAGGAGACCGCGCCCCGATGTGCATGAAGTCCCCCAAGATGCCCGACCCCCCGCCGCCCCCGCAGCCCGCGAAGCCGCCGGATGTGGACATGTCGCGTATGCGCGCCCAGCGCCGGCAGTCAGGGATGGTCGGGGGCTCGCTCCTCACCAGTCCCAATGGGCTGATGGGCGCAGTGTCCACGGGTCGCTCGACGCTGCTCGGGGGCTGAGTGCTCGACGGGCAGCCGATCAACCGCCGCCAGCGTCTGCTCTCACGCAAGAGCGCGCTCTGGACCGAGCGATCCTCCTGGATCACGCACTGGCGCGAGATCTCGGACTACCAGCAGCCGCGCTCCGGGCGCTTTGTCGCGACCGATCGCAACCGCGGCGACAAGCGCGCGAACCACATCCTGGACAACGCCGCGGTCTTCGGGGCACGCACCCTGGCTGCCGGCCTGATGAGCGGGGTCACGAGCCCCGCGCGCCCGTGGTTTCGCCTGGAGATCGAGGACCGGGATCTGATGGAGTCCGGCGCCGTCAAGGCCTGGCTGCACGAGACGGCAGCACTGATCCGCCGGATCTTCTCGAGCTCGAACACCTACCGCGCGCTGCACTCGGTCTACGAGGAGTTGGGGCTCTTTGGCACCGCAGCCTCCGTTGTGCTGCCGGATTTCGAGAACGTGATCCACCACCACCCCCTCACGATCGGCGAATACGCGATCGCCACCAACGACCGGGGCGAGGTGGATACGATGATTCGCGAATTCCAAATGACCGTCGGCCAGATGGTCGAGCAGTTCGGGCTGGAAAACTGCTCGCTCACCGTGAAGAGCCTGTACACCCAGTGCTCCTACGACGCCTGGGTGGACGTGCTGCACGTCGTCGAGCCCCGGCGAGAGCGTGACTACGCCAAGCGCGACGGCAAAAACAAGCGCTTCGCCTCGATCTACATCGAGCCCGGGAAAGACGGCGGGGACAGGTTCCTGTCCGAGTCCGGGTTTGACCGCTTCCCGGTGCTGGCACCGCGCTGGGTGGTGACGGGCAATGACGTGTACGGCACCAGTCCTGGCATGGAGTGCCTGGGGGACGTGAAGCAGCTCCAGCACCAGCAACTGCGCAAGGGGCAGGGGATCGACTACATGGTCAATCCGCCCCTCCAAGTTCCCACCCGGTACAAAGAGGCGTCCAAGGCACGCCTCCCGGGTGGTGTTTTTTATGTCGACTCCACGGGCCAGAACGCGGGCGTGCGCAGCGCCTTCGAGGTGCGGCTCGATCTGCAGCACCTCCTGATCGATATCCAGGACGTGCGCGAGCGCATCCGCCAGGCGTACTACGCGGATCTCTTCCTGATGATCGCGAGCCAGCCTGCCAATTCCCGCATGACCGCCACCGAGGTCGCCGAGCGTCACGAGGAGAAACTCCTCATGCTCGGCCCCGTGCTGGAGCGCCTGCACAACGAGCTCCTGTCACCGCTGATCGATCTCGCGTTTGAGCGCTGCGTGGAGGCCAACATCCTCCCCGCGCCCCCGCCCGAGCTCGAGGGCATGGAGGTCAAGGTCGAATTCATCTCGGTGCTGGCACAGGCGCAGCGCGCAGTGGCCACCTCCGGCATGGACCGTCTGCTGGGCGCTGTGGGGCAGTTGGCTGCGCTCTCGCCTGCCGTGGTCGACAAGGTGGACTTCGACCAGGTGATCGATGACTACGCCGAGGCCTACGGTGTCAACCCCAAGATCGTCGTGCCCGATGCCGATGTGGCCGCGATCCGCGAGCAGCGCGCTGCTGCCCAGCAGGCCGCGCAATCCGCCGCCGTTGCCCCGCAAACCGTCGAGAGCGCCAAGACCGCGAGCGAGATCAATGTGCAGGGCCTGCGCGATGTGATGAACCAGTTCCAGGGTTACGGAAGCCCGAGCGCCCCCTTCGTGTAAGCACTGACCGAGGTCAGCGTGACAGATGTCGAAGGCCTCTTACCGTTCTGTGAGACCGAGTCCCAGCGCAAGCTGATTCAGGCGATCGTGCGCGAGGGCTCGATCGCGAAGGCTGGCCACGCGCTGAACTTCAACCGGCGCACCGTGCAGCGCGCACTCGACAGGATCCGCAGAACCGCCGCACGCCGGGGCTACGCGCCCGAGTCCCAGATGACCCGCCCCGTCTCCCCTGCGCATGTGGCCGAGACATCGACGATGTACGACGCCGATGGCCGCGTGAAACTGCAATGGGTCAAGGCAAAGCTGAGCGCGAGCGATGCGTTCCAAGCGCTGCAGGAGGCGATCCAGCAGGCCGCTGACGAGTACCGCGGTGTCGCGAAGCCGGTGAAGGCGCCCGCCCGCAGCGATGCGGATCTGCTGGTCTGCTACCCGATGGGCGACCCGCACGTGGGCATGTACGCCTGGAAAGACGAGGCGGGCGAGGACTTCGACTGCGACATCGCGCGCCAGGATCTGCTCTCTGCCACCTCGCGTCTGGTGCAGCTCGCACCGGGGAGCGAGCGCGCGCTGATCGTGAACCTGGGGGATTTCTTTCACAGCGACAACAACTAGAACCGCACGTCACGCTCAGGGCACGCGCTGGATGTCGACACGCGCTGGCCGCGGGTGCTGAAAGTCGGCTGTCAGATCATGATCGATCTGGTGGGGCTCGCGCTGCGCAAGCACGCGCGGGTGGAGGTGATCAACGCGATTGGCAATCACGATGACCATTCCTCCGTGATGTTGAGCGCGTTCATGGAGGCGTTCTTTCACAACGAGCCCCGGGTACACATTCACGCCGCAGGCCCCAAATTCCACTACATCACCCACGGGCGCGTGCTGCTCGGCGTCACCCACGGCGACACGGTGAAGCCCGCGCAACTGGGCGGCGTGATGGCCGCCGACCAAGGCGAGGCCTGGGGGCTGGCCGAGCACCGGCACTGGCTCACGGGGCACATTCATCATTCCAGCAAACTGGAGCTCCCCGGCTGCACGGTGGAGAGTTTCCGCACGCTTGCCTCGCGCGATGCCTGGGCCACCGCTGCGGGCTACCGCGCCGGGCGCGACATGGTGGCCATCGTCTACGACAAGGGCTTCGGTGAGGTCGAGCGCTACCGCTGCGATATACGGCTGGCGCGCAGTGGCTAAGCCGGCCGCATTCAAAAAAGCCAAGCGCGATGTGGAGAAGTTGGTGTGCCTCTGCACCGAGGAGGACTACTCGATCTACTTCCGCATCACGCGGATCGGGCACCAGATCTTCGCCGAATGCCCGGAGTGCCTGACCGAATACGGCCCGTGGTCTGCCTCCCCGATGCAGGTCGTCGAGGAGGCCGTATCCGTGACCGACGTCGCGAGCGCCTAGCATCTCTCCCGTGGCACTCAGTGACGACCCAACAGACCTGAACCGTCAGGCTCGCGAGACCGAGGGCGATGAGCTCAAGGCGCGCGAGAACCGGCGAAAAGAACTCGAGGATCTGCGCTGGTTGCTAGGTCACCCCCAAGGTCGGCGCATCGCGCTCCGATTGTTGGAAGAGGCGGGGGTGTTTCGCAGCTCGTTCAACCATAGCGGATCCGTTATGGCGTTCAACGAGGGGCAGCGAAACATCGGGCTTTTTCTGACAGCCGAGCTCCTCGAGGCCTCGACCGCCGGGTACATGAAAGTGCTCGCCGAGCATAGGACCAAGCATGACTGACGAGATGACTGCGGACACCGGCACACCTGTCAATGACGCCGTGGTGGAAGCGAGTGTGAGTGAGAGCCAGGCTGGCGCCCCAGCCGAGGCGGTGGAGAGCACGAGCGCACAAGCCCCCGAGGCCTATGCGTTTCAGGCACCCGAAGGGGTGACGCTCGATACGGCCGCGGTCGAGGAGTTCAGCGCGATCGCCAAAGAGCTCGGACTCGAGCAGGGCAAGGCGCAAGCCATCGCCGACATTGCTGTGAAGATGCAGCAGCGCCAGGTGGAGGCACAGGCCGCGCTCGTGACGAGTTGGGTGGAGCAGGTGAAGGTCGACAAGGAGATCGGTGGTGAGAAGTTCACCGAGAACCTGGCCATCGCCCGCAAGGCCTTGGAGAGCTTCGGCACGCCCGAGCTGCAGGATGTTCTGAACATGACCGGCCTGGGCAACCACCCGGAAGTGATCCGAGCCTTCTACAAGGCCGGCAAGGCGATCAGTGAGGACAGGTTCATCCCGGGCAGCCCCACGGGCGCCGAGACGAGCATGGCAAAACGCATGTTTCCAACCATGAATTGACGAGGAATTCGCAATGGCAACTCTTGCAGCAAACAACCCGACGTTGATCGACGTCTCCAAGCGTCTCGACCCCGATGGGAAAATCGACACCATTGTCGAGCTCCTGGCGCAGTCGAACGAAGTGCTCACCGACATGAGCTGGGTCGAGGGCAACCTCCCGACCGGCCACAAGACCACGGTCCGCACGGGTCTCCCCACCCCGACCTGGCGCAAGCTCTACGGCGGCGTGCAGCCCGGCAAGTCGACCACCGCGCAGATCACCGATTCCTGCGGCATGCTGGAAGCCTACGCGGAAGTGGACAAGGCCCTTGCCGATCTGAACGGCAACTCTGCCGCGTTCCGGCTTTCGGAGGACGCCGCGCACATCGAGAGCATGGCCCAGGAGCACGCGAGCACGCTCTTCTACGGCAACGAGGGCTCGGAGCCGGAGGCCTTCACGGGTCTCGCGCCGCGCTACAACTCGCTCTCCGCCCAGAACACGGACAACATCATCGACGCCTTCTCGGGCTCAGGTGGTGATTTGACCTCGATCTGGCTCTGCGTCTGGGGTCCGCAAACGGGATTCGGCATCTACCCGAAAGGCTCGCAGGGCGGTCTGCAAATGTCCGACAAGGGCCAGGTGACCATCGAGAACGTCGATGGCTCGGGCGGTCGGATGGAAGGCTACCGCACCCACTACCGCTGGGACGCAGGTCTGGTCGTGCGCGACTGGCGCTACTTCGTGCGCATCGCGAACATCGACATCTCCGAGCTCGGCACGATCGCCAACACCAAGAACCTGATCAACTGGATGGTGCAGGCGACCGAGCGGGTGCCCTCCTTTGGCAAGGGCCGCGCCGCGTTCTACATGAACCGCACGCTGCGCGAGAAGCTGCGCTTGGGGATCCTCGAGCGCGTGAGCTCGAACCTCTCCTGGGAGACGGTCTCCGGCAAGCGCGTGATGACGTTCGACGACATCCCCGTGCGCCGCACCGACGCCCTGATCAACACCGAAACCCGCGTCCAGTAATCGCAGGACTACAGGAGATACCACCATGATTCTTGATGAGCGTACTGAGTTCTGCGATGCCACGGCACTGAACACCGGTGCCGCCGGCAGCTACCTGATCGGCGATGTCATCGATCTGGGCATAGGCCGCGATCTGGGCGGTGACATGGCCGAGTATCTGGTGATCACGGTCGACACGACCGCGACCTCCGGGGGTTCGGCCACGGGGCAGTTCAACCTGGTCACCGATGACAACGCCGGGTTGTCCTCGCCCACGGTGCTGGTGTCCTCGCGCGCATTCCCCGTCGCCAGCATGACCGCCGGGTCGGTGCTCTTTGCCATGCCGCTCCCCCTGGAAGGCGTGGCCTACGAGCGCTACATCGGCATCCAGCAGGTCACCGGCACGGCGGCATTCACGGCAGGGAAGGTGAACGCCTTCGTGACGCCCGATGTCGCTCGCTGGAAGGCCTACGACAGCCCCGCACAGGCCTGATAGGTAGGGATAGCCCATGAAGCGCGTCGTTGCCACGTCGATGGGATTCTTCGAGGGTCGGCGCGTCCGGCCCGGCGAGGAGCTGCACGTGCCCGACGGCTTCAAGGGCTCCTGGGTGGCGGCAGTCGGGGATCCGGCTGCCGTCGCACCCAAACCTAAGCCCGCGCGCGAGCCCCGGACCCTCTCGGAGATCGGGCGGGCACCGGTCAAGATCGCCTCTGATCTGGCCTGACTGTGGCCACCGTCGCGCCGGTCACGAGCTTCCCGTTCGAGACCTCGCTCGATGTGGCGGTCACGACCTGGGGCGCACTGGCACAAGACGATGACGGGGAGCCGGTAAGGCTCGCCGTGTACTCCGATCGCTCGATCCAGGTGCTCGGCACCTTCGGGGGTGCGAGTGTGACGATCGGGGGATCCAACGACGGCGTGACCTATCACGCACTTACCGACACCTCGGGCACAGCGCTCACGCTCACCACGGCCTGCTTGAAGCAGATCGTGGAGTTGCCCGTGTTTCTGAAACCGCGCGTCTTTGGCGGTAACGGCACGACAAATCTCACCGTCGTGCTGGCCGGCCGGCGATCGATCTGAGGGTGCAGAGGGATGGACACGGAGGCGATCGTTGCGGGACTGGTGATGGCGGTGCTGGTCTCCATCGTCACCGGTTCCATCGCCGGCAACGTGGCCTCCCAGAGAACCATCGCAGCACTGATCGTGCACATCGATTACTTGCGCTCGCACATCGATCGCCACGAAGAAACCATCAGTCGGGCGCACCGGCGCATCGATGACCTTGAGAAGCGGGGATAAGCATGGCCACGTACAACCCTTTCCGAGACTTCAGCGAGCAACTCGCGCGCGGCGTGCACGACTGGGACGCGCACACCTTCAAGATCGCGTTGACCAACACGCTGCCCGTCAACACGCAAGTGTCGCTCGATACGGTCACCAACCATCCGGCGCCTGCTGCCGCCAACGGTTACACCGCAGGCGGCACGGCCACGACGATCTCCATCGCGGAGGTCACGGGTACCACCACGGTCTCCGGTACGCAGGTGGTGTTCACCGCCACGGCAGGGGGCATCGGGCCGTTTCGCTACGCCATTCTCTACAACGACACGGCAACCTCGCCTGCCGATGCCCTGGTCGCCTGGTGGGACTACGCCTCCTCGATCACGCTCGCCGACACCGAGACCTTCACGGTGAAGTTCAGCAACACCACGCCCGGCGCGATCTTCACACTGGCGTAATCGGGGGCTCGCATGGCTGACAACTTTCCCGTTACGCCCGGCAGCGGGCGATCTGTTGCGAGCGATCAGGTCACGTACTCTGGCGACACTGCCGACGTGCAGCTGGTGCGTGTGGTAAACACCTCGGGCGCGGAAGGTTCGCGCGTCGTAACCGATAAGTCGGTGTTTCAGACCGAAGACCTGACGCACGTTGACGGCGATCTCGGGATGCTCATGCTGGGCGTCAGAAACCACATAACCGGATCCACAACTGACGGCGACTACAGCGCGATCAGTGTAAGTAGCACGGGCGATATGCACACCATCGCGCGTCGTGATGTGGTGCGGCTGCAATCGGCAATTACGTTCACCGGCAACCCACCGACCGCATATGTGTCCGGCGACACCTTTGGCGCGCTGGTCACGCTGACCAACGCCGCGCGAATCTCCGGCGGAACCGGCACCATCACGGGCGTCGCGATTCAGTCCGGATCCGACGTGATCGGCACGTTTGACGTGGTGTTTTTTGAGTCCTCGGTCACGATTCCGGCGGACTCGGCGGCGTTCACACTAGCCTCAGATGCGGACGTGTTGAAAGTGATCGCCATTGTGCCGCTAGCTGGCGCCTACGACCTCGGTATCAACCGCGTGTCGCAGGCGTTCAACCTCGCAGTGCCTTATGTTTGTGCAGGCGGCACATCGTTGTTCGCGGCGATCATCACGCGCTCCGCGTTCACACTGGTGGCGTCGGATTTCACGTCCAACCTGACGGTCTTTGTCGAGCGCAATTGACGTGGCCTACACGTTCGGGGCTGCGACCGGAGACGACATCACGTGGACTGAAAGCGCCTCCAACTACGGTAGTTCTGCGCGCTCCAGTTTGGTGTGCGGGTGGTGGTATCCGACGACAGGGCCAACGGCCACGCGGTGCTTGTGGAGCTTTGGTACAGTAAACCGCTGCGCCATTGCGACCACCAGCACGAGCGAAATCAGTCTTTTTCTTAACAGAACAACGCCATCGCAGCACACCACTAGCGGCCTCGGGCTTGCGCTGAACCGCTGGCACTTCATTGCCGTTTTAGGATCGTTTTTCAACACTGGCGCAGTCACAAACTATCGTGTCTGGCGAGGCGTTGATGCTGAAACCCCATCGCTGGTGACCGTGAACGTCACAACGGCCGGCGCGGGAAACAGCACGGGGTCAACGGTTGCAACGATTGGCAACTTGGGCAGCGCCGGAACGGTGGCATTTCAAGGCGACATCGGGCGATTCGATTTTGTCACGGCGGTAACCGCAGACGCGCTGTGCCGAAACTCCACAGGCCTTATCTCTGCGGACGATGAGTTTGCGATTTTCACGCAGCTTGTTATCCCGATTTGGCAGGGCCGAATGCCGACGTTCTACGGGTCCGGCACACAGTCCAACAACGGCGTCACGCACACCGTGGTCGATTTAGATAACGGCGCGCACGGGCGCACGATCCGAAACGCCGGCAGCATCATCACGATGGATCGCGGCGTTACTGTTTCGGGTGCGACGGTGTCCGCAAACCGCGCTTCGATTTCGAAGATCGGGCCTATTTCGCAGCCCGATCTGCTGAGGCGCTAACGCCATGTCGCTCCTGCTGCTGTTCAAATCCAGCGGCAGCCCTACCGCGCTCACGCTGGATGCCTCCCCTGGCAGCCTGAGCATCTCTGGTCAAGACGCCGCCACGCTTGCCACGCGCGCAGTAAGCGCAGACGCGGGCAGTTTCACGATCACCGGCCAAGCCTCCACCCTGGTCACGACGCGCAGCGTCAACGCCGCCGCCGGCAGCTTCACGATCTCGGGCCAAGCCGCCACCCTCACCTACAGCGGTGCCGGCGCGCTTGCACTGGCCGCCGATGCGGGGAGCTTCTCGCTTACCGGATCGGCTGCCACGCTTCTGCGTGGCCTCTCGCTGAACGCCGCCGCCGGCACCTTCACGATCACGGGGCAGGTGGCGGCCACTACGGCAACCCGCGCCCTTTCCGCCGACGCAGGCGCACTCAGCATCACGGGGCAGGCCAGTACCCTCAGTGTCACCCGTGCGCTCAGCGCCGACGCGGGCACCTTAACGCTCACGGGCCAGGGCGCCACGCTCCTGCTCGAGCGCCGCCTGATCGCCTCTGCGGGCGCGTTCACCCTCTCGGGGCAAGCCGCCACGCTCTTCAAGACCTCCACGCTGCCCGACCCCGCCGACGTGCGCGAGGGTGTTGTCTACGGCCCGAGCGGGATCTACACCGGCACGCTCAAGGTCGGTGCCGGGCAGGTGTGGCTGCGCCGTCGCTAGCGTTGTATCCGTGAGACCTCCTGTACGCCCATAGACTTTCCGTCATCAGGAGACCCTCCTCATGGCGTCGATCGTCCAGATTTGCAACATGGCCCTCTCGCACATCGGTGCGGGGCCGCTGATCTCCAGCATCTCGCCGCCCGACGGTTCGCTTGAGGCGGGCTATTGCGCGACGTTTTACGACATGGCCCGCACCGAGTTGCTGGAGCCCGGCAACTGGGCCTTTGCGCTGAAGCGCGCCGAGCTCGCAACCGTCACCAACCCGAGCTCCGCCTGGGTCTATGCCTACGCACTGCCCTCGGACTGCCTGCGCGCACTGCGCATCCTGCGCCCCGGCGTGGCCGTGACGGTGTTCAATCAAGACGAGGTGGCCCTGCGTCAGGACGACCGTGACGGGGCACCCTTCGACATCGAGGGCCAGGTGCTCTACAGCGATCAGGAGGAGGCGACACTGCTCTACAGCGTGGACGTCACGGACTCCGCGCGCTTCACGCCGAGCTTCGCCGCCACACTCTCCTATCTCCTGGCAAGCTACCTCGCAGGCCCCATCATCAAGGGCAACGAGGGCGCGCGCGTAAGTGATGCGATGCGAAGCCGTGCGATGAACATGGCAGATGTCTCGCTCGCGAGCGCCGCCAACGCCTCCAGCGCCGAGGTGTTCGTCACCTCTAGCATCCTGGCCGCCCGCGCGTGACCAACAAGGTCCTGCTGCGATCCTTTGCCGGGGGCGAGATCACGCCCGAGCTAAACGGCCGCCTCGATCTGGACAAGTACCAGACCGGGCTCACGCTCGCGCGGAACTTCATCACGCTCCCCCACGGCCCGGCTGCCCGGCGCCCCGGCACGCGCTTCATCAACGAGGCCAAGAACAGCACCTCCCGTGTACGCCTGATCCCCTTCCAGTTCAGCGCCACGCAGACGGTCGTGCTCGAGTTCGGTAACCAGTACATCCGCTTCCACGTGAACGGCGGCACGGTGCTCGAGAACACGGTCGCGATCGCCTCGATCGCCGGCAGCACCGTCAACACCACGGGCGCCCACGGCTACGCGACGGGCGACTGGGTCTACATCGGCACCCGGTTCTTCAAGGTCACCGTGGTCGACGCCGACACCTTCACGACGACCGATCTGTGGGATGTCGCCACCCCCGCATCCGGCGCCACCGCCGCGCGCGTGTACACGCTGGCGAGCCCGTACCTGTCGGGGGATCTCACCACCCTCGCGTTCGCGCAGAACGCCGACGTGGTCACACTCACGCACCCCGCCTACGCCGCGCGCGAGCTCTCGCGCCTGGGCGCTGCCGACTGGACGTTGACCGCGATCGACTTCGCGCCCCCGACCCTCGCACCGGCCACCGTTACCGCGACGCCCACCACACCCGTGGGAGGCGTCAACACGGTCGCCTCCTATGTCGTCACCGCCGTGCAGGCTGACGGGGTGACCGAATCCCTGCCCTCGGCCGTGGCCACCGCCTCAAACGATCTCACCAAGCAGGGCAACTTCAACACCATCGCCTGGAGCGGGGTGGCGGGCGCCTCGCGCTACAACGTCTACAAGCTCCGCGGTGGCATCTACGGGTACATCGGCCAGATCCTCGCCGACACCTCGCTCGGCTCCACGATCTCCACGATCTCGCGCTCCGCGGGCACCACGGTGATCAACATCACCACCGCCGCCGCGCACGGCATCGCCTTCGCCGCGTTGAAGCGCGTGTACGTGGCCGGCACCGGTGTGCCCTCGCTCGAGGGCACGTTCTATCTGACGGCCGTGCCGGCCGCGAACCAGTTGACCCTGTTCTCCTACGCCAAAACCGCGGCCTCCGCCACGCAGGGCACGGCAACCGACGTCTCAACGACCAGCGCGCTGTCCATCAAGGACGACAACGTCCTCCCCGACACCCTCACCCCGCCGCCTGATGACCTGATCACGCTGAACAAGGAGGCCTCCGACTACCCGGCCGCCGTCACCTACCACGAGCAGCGGCGCTGGTTCGCCGGCACCGACGCCAAGCCCCAGGTGCTCTGGGCCACGCGCACCGGCACCGAGAAGAACCTCACCTCCAGCCTCCCCGCGCGCGATGCCGACGCGCTCGAGATCCGCATCGCCGGCAGCCAGTACAACCGGATCCGCCACTTGATGGCGCTCTCCGATCTGATTGCCTTCACCGCAGGCGGGGAATTCCGCATCTACGCCGACGGGGCGCCGGCCATCACGCCCACCTCGGTGAGCGTCAAGCCCCAGGGCTTCTCGGGCTCGGCCAACGTGCAGCCCGTGGTGACCAGTGGGTCGATTCTGTATGTACAGGCCCAGGGCGCGCGCGTGCGCGAGCTCGCGTACAACTGGGAGGCAAACTCCTACAAAACAGTCGACGTCTCGATCCTCGCCCCGCACCGCTTCAATGGCTACGCCATCGAGCAGCTCGCCTACTCGCGCGCACCCGATCAGATCCTCTGGGCCGTGCGCGATGACGGGCTGCTGCTCGGCTTGACCTACGTGCCCGATCAGCGCGTCTTCGGCTGGCATGCGCACGACACCCTCGGGGCATTCGAGTCGGTGTGCGTCGTGGCCGAGGGCAACGAGGACGTGCTCTACGTTGTCGTGCAGCGCGAGATCAACGGTCGCACGGTGCGCTACATCGAGCGCCTGGAGACTCGGATCTTTGTCGACCAGGCCGATGCCTTCTTTGTCGATTCGGGCCTCACCTACAACGACGAGGCCACGGGCACCGTGAGCGGTCTCTGGCACCTGGAAGGCGAGACCGTGCACATTCTCGGCAACGGCGCCGTGCAGACCCCCGCTGTCGTCACCAACGGCGCCGTGCCGGTGACCAGCGCAGGCCCCGTGCACATCGGGCTGCCCATCACCGCCGATCTGCGCACCCTCCCGCTCGCGTTGGAAGGCGCACAGGCCGCGGGGCAGGGCACGGCGAAGAACGTGAACAAGGTGCATCTGCGTATCGCGCAGTCGAGCCTCGTGCAGGCAGGCCCCGCCTTCAACCGGCTGCGCCAGTACCCGGCGCGCTCGATCACCGACCCCTACGGCTCGCCGCCCAATCTGCGCAACGGTGAGATCAGCCTGTCCATTGATCCCAGTTGGAACCAGGGGGCGACGATCTGCATCCGCCAAGAGGAACCCCTCCCGCTCACCGTCGTGTCGATGACGCTGGAGATGCAGGCAGGTGGTTGAGATCCTGCCCGCCACGCACCAGGACGCACAGGCGCTCTACGCAAGCCTGCGTGCCAGCGATCTGCGCGAGTGCCTGGCCTACGGGCAGGCGGACGTGCTGGAGGGCATCGTGGAGAGTGTGGCCGCGTCGCAGGGGTTCTGCTTCAGCGCGCGCGAAGAGGGCGAGCTCCTGGCGGTGTTTGGTGTCGGTGAGCTCACCGAGAAGACAGGCTCGCCCTGGATGCTGGGCACCACGCTGCTCGATCGCCGTCCGCGCGTGCTGCAGAGTCTTGCCGCGCCCATCGTCAACCTGATGCTGGAGATCTACCCGCATCTGCTGAACTTCGTGCACGTCAGAAACACCCGATCCGTGCGCTGGCTGGCGCACCTGGGTTTCACGATCCACGACCCCGAGCCCTACGGTCACGCCGGGGAGTTGTTTCACCGATTCGAGATGCACCGCCATGTGTGAACCCGTCACGCTTGCCTTGATGGCCGCAGGCACGGCCATGTCTGCCTACGGCCAGTACCAGCAGGGCCAGTCGGCGCAGGACGCTGCCAAGTACAACGCCAAGATGAGCGAGTACGCCGCGCAGGACGCGCAGCGCCGCGGCGAGGACGAGGCTGCTGCCATCCAGCGCAAGGCCGCCTCGTTGAAATCCAGCCAGCGCGTAAGCCTTGCTTCGCGCGGTCTGGACATCGGCTACGGCACGGCCGGCGATCTGCAAGACCAGACCGATTTCTTCGGGCAGATGGACGCCAGCACCGCGCGCTACAACGCCGCCAATCAGGCCTGGAGCGCGCGGGCTCAGGGAACACTGGCGAAGGCCGAGGGACGCGCGGCCGCGTACCAGGGCGCACTGGGCGCTGCCGGCACGCTTCTCTCTGGCGCGGCGCAGGTCGCCAGCAAGTGGCCTAAAAAGGAATAACCCATGCCCCAGGTCCCCCAGTACGACGGCCCGCAGCTCGCCACGGCACCGCTGCGCACCCCGACGGCGCGCCCGCTCGATGTGTCCTCCGGCACCCGCGCGATCGGGCAGGGCCTGGCCAATCTGGGCGAGGGCATCGACCTCTACCAAGAGCGCAAAGCGCAGACCGAGGCCTATGACGTCGAGACCCGCGTCACCTCGGACTGGTTGAAGTGGGACAGCGAAGCTCGCGCCCAAGGCCGCGGAGAGAATGTTGATGCCTACCAGACGTCCGCCACCGACTGGTGGAACACCGCCGCCGAGACCTACGGCAAGGATCTCTCGCCCCGCGCGCGTGCGCTGATCGGGCGCTCGCTCCAGCAAAAGCGCGTGCAGGCCGAAGCGTCCGTGCTGGGCTTCACCTCCGCCGAGCGCGAGCGCCACGCCGACGAGGTGGCGAACGCGGACATCGCCACCACGATCCAGTTCGGGGTCACCAACGGCGACATCGCCACCACCAAGGACCAGGTGCGCGAGAAAGTCGCCGTCGTGGGCGCTCGCAAGGGTTGGACCACGGAGCAGGTGCAGGCGCGCGTGGCGGGCTATGTCTCCGATATGCACATGGCCCAGATCGACAACCTCTCTGCCGAGGAGGGACTGGCGTACTTCACTGCGAACATCGACGAGATCGATGCCGGCAAGCAGGGCGCCGTGCGCAAGAGCCTGGAGCGCAACGTCGAGATTGAGGCCAAGCAGCGCGAGGCTGATGTCGAGAAGGCGAAGCGCGAGGCCGAGGAAAAACTGCTGGACTCAGCGTGGGGCCTGTTTGCCCAGCGCCAACCTGTAGCACCCAGTGTGCTAGCGGCACTTCCCGGCCGTGAGGCTGCGCAGCTTGCCAATGCGATTGAAAGCCGTGCGGATCGCGAGGCCAAGGGCACCACGATCAAAACAGACGACAAGCTCTACAACCAGACCTTGCTCGACATCGCATCGGGTAAGCAGGTGGATCTGCGCCCACTGGTTGAGTCGTTTGCGCAGGCGGACATGGACCGACTGGTCAAGCTCCAGCAGGACATGAGCAAGCCTGACGCAGCCGCTCAGGTGGCGACGACCGAGCAGATGTTCCCTCTGCTCAAGGGCGACCTTAACGAATCCGACTTTCTTGACTTCAAGCGCGCCGCCTACGACGAGATCTCCCGGTTCCAGCAGGAAAAGGGTCGCGCACCCAACTACGACGAGAAGACCAAGATCATGGACGACCTGCTGATTGATAAGGTCGTCCCCGGTACGTTCTATGATGACGAGACCCCGCGTTACCAACTTGATCGCGAGCAGCGGGTTCAGGAAATGGGCCCCTATGACCCCTTCACGGTGGGCAAGACCTATCAGGACAAAAGCGGGAACAAGGCCATTTACCGCGGCAACGGCAACTGGGAGTCGGTGAAATGAGTTTTGACCCGAGCACTGCTGAACCGCTCGCGGCCTCTCCCACCTTTGACCCCACCAGTGCCGCCCCGTCAGACGATGCACTCCTGCGCGCACAGATCCGCCGCGCCATGGGCACCGACGCGCTGCGTGCTTCGCAGGCAAGCCAGCTTGCATTTGCAACAGGGCTGCCGCCGGATGTAGCACTGCGCAACTTTGATCAGTTGAAGCGCGAGAGCTCGGTCGCGGAGACCGCGCGCGCCCTGGAAGTCGACCCCCTCATCGGGGACTACTTCCGCTACGCCCCGCTCTTTGCTGCCAAAGCGCAGAAAGACGCCTCGGCACTGGTCGACGTGCACGGCACGATCAAAGCATTCAAAGGCCCCGAGCCGACCTTTGAGAACATTGCCCGAGGCCTCGCCGCCTCCATGCCCCAGGGGCTGGAGATGGCTCGGCGCGGCATGCAGGGCCAGATGCGGGACTTCCTGCAATGGGCCGGGCTCGTGCAGCCCGATCCCGTCGAGGATGCGGATCTCGCGCGCAAGATCGCGCAATCGCAGTCCGCCTCAGACTTCACGCGGCCCAACATCGAGAGCCGCACGGGTCGTGCGATCTATGGCGGCGTGGAGAGCACGCTCCGCACCTTGCCCGGCCTTGCCGCATCGATCGCAACCCGCAGCCCCACGCCAATGCTGGCGACGATGGGTGTGCAGACCCAAGCCGAGGCCTACGGCAAATACCGCACCCGCGGGGGTGCGCCCCTTGAGAGTTTCCTCGGTGCCACGGGGGAGGGCGCGGTCGAGGTCGCGACCGAGCTCCTCCCGACCAAATTCCTGACCGACTCCCTCGGCAAGCGCGGTGTCGGCGAGTTCCTCGCAGGGCTGATCGCGCGCGAGGTGCCGACCGAGCAGGTGGCGACCTTCCTGCAGGATGCCATCGACACCGCCGTCGCCAACCCCGACAAGACGTGGCCCGAGTTCTTTGCCGAGCGACCTGGTGCCGCCTACGACACGCTGGTGTCAACGCTCACGCAGAGCCTTATCACCGGCGGCGCGGTGGCGACGCTGAACAAGATTGCCGGCACGGCTGACCAGATGGGACAGGCCGAAGCGAGTGCCCGGCAACTGCAGAACGTCTTTGCCGCGGCCTCGATGGTGCAGATGCGGGCGCACGCCCCGCAGGACTTTGCCAGCGCTATGCAAGACCTTGCGCAGCGCGAGGGCGCAACCGAATCGATCTTCATGGACGCAGAGGTACTGGCGCAGTCGGGGATCGACATCGCCCAGAGCTTTCCCTCCGCGGCTGCGCAGATGGAGGACGCGCTTGCGCTGAACACCGTGGTCGAACTGCCCCTCGGGGAAGTGCTCGCCGCCATTCCCGGCACGCCGCTCGAGGAGCTCTTTCTCCAGAACGCCCGCACCAGCGAGAACGCCTGGAGCCTAGCGGAAGCCTCGCAGATCGCAGAACAAGGCCAGCAATTCATCGAGCAAGAGGCCGAGCGCGTCCTGCAGCAGGCACAGGACCAGAGCGCCTGGCAGACCGAGGTTGACACCGTCCGCGACACGATCAAGGCCCAGCTCGACCAGGCGGGGCGCTTCACGTCGGACGCGAACGAGGCCTACGCGCGCCTGCAGTCGGCGTTCTTCAGCACGATGGCCTCGCGCACGGGCATGACGCCCACCCAGCTCTACGAGCAGTTCTCGCTCAAGGTCGGCGCGCAGGCGGGGCAGGGGGCGGTGCTGAATGCGGGGGCGCAGTTCGACCGCGACACGTTGGCCGAAACCGATGCGATGCTGGAGGCAAACCAACTCGACTCGGTTGATTCTGCCTACCAATACATGATCGACGATCGCAGCCACGGGGATGAGTTCTTGGCGGCGGCCGCCCAGATCCTGTATCCGGGCGAGGCGACCGGAATCAACGTGCGCGAGTGGTCGGCGGGGGTCGTTGCGCTGGCAAACCAGATGATCGCAGACACCAACGGCGATCCTAGCGAACTGGACATTGCACGATATCAGGCTGGATCTAGCGCACTGAATCAGAGTGCGGGAGGTGAAAACATTCCTCCCAACATTGCCAGTATTTTTAGTCGCGCGCGTAAGTCATCATTCTTGACAAGTGCCGAGTCCGAAGCATTCAAGGGCGACTGGGATAGCGCGACACTCGCTCGATTGAAATCACGCAGAGACACGTTGCAGAGTGAAGTAGACACTCTATCCGCGGACGAGGTCTCGGCGAAACGAAACGCGAAGGCCATCGCACAGAAACAGGCTGAGCTCCGAGATGCGGAGCGAGTGGTAAACGGATACCTGGATATTCGCGATCAGCAACTGGCTGAGTGGTCTCAGCTACGCATTCAGGAAATCATCGCGGAACGAGGCAAGGTTCGCGAAGCATATCTAGCATGGCAGAAGGAACAACCGACTCAGTGGCGACCTTCAGAGTCTGAGGGCGAAAAAGCCGCTCGCGAAAATTATGAGCAGGTCAAGAAGTCCGAGGAGGAGTTTGCTGTTTCGGAATTGATGCGGCGTGAGGGTCGCTCCCCCATCCAGATTAGATCCGCCACCGGCAACTCGGGCGCGTTTGATCCAAACGATCCGAATGTCCTGAACCAGTCGGTCAGCACCCGACTGCCGACCGCGAAGAAGGCACTGGAGAACCCGCTTGAGGAGATGCTGGTCATCGGGCTTGATGCGGCAAAAGCCGATCCCAAGGCCTTCGACAAGAACATCGAACTGATCCGGCAGTACCCCAACTTCCGCGACAACAAGTCGGCCAGCACGCCCGACAAGGCCGCCGAGCAGTTCATCCGACACGTCGTGGACAACCTCCTCTGGCTGCACGATCTGGTGCAAGAGGACACGCGCCAGCGCGCGAAGCTCTGGTACGACGGCGCCCGCACCATCGTGGATCGCTGGAGCACGAAGTACGACGTGACCGATGCGCAGGTCGCAGGAATCATGGCGGTCCTGTCACCGCAGAAGGACTGGTTCCAGAACGTAAGCCTCGCCGAGCGCGTGCTGGACATCATGTCCGCGCAGCAGGACACCGTCTGGACCGAGGAGATGTCTGCAACCGCAGCCAACATCGGTGCACTCAATCCTGAAGACGTCGGCGAGATCACCGGGAAAAAGCTCGGCGAACTCTCAAGCGATTACCTCCAGGCGATGTGGGTGCGGGTCTACGACCAGACCTACAACCAGCGCGGCTACCGTATCGTCTCTCCCGAGGGGGACTTCGCGGACTGGGTGGTCAACGCCGACGGCGTGACGCGGAGCAAAGTGGCGTGGGGTTCGTTCTCCGAGATCGGCAAGGCCGTCTCGATCTACAAGAACGGCGCCATCCCCAACATCAGCGCAAGCCTTGGCGAGCAGCACAAGGTTCGCAACTTCTACAACAACATCTTCAACCCCACCGGCGAGCACGGCGACGTCACGATCGACACGCACGCGGTGGCGGCAGCGCTGTTGCGCCCCTTGTCTGGCAGTGCCACCGAGGTGCTGCATAACTTCGGCGCAGGCGGCGCCGCGAGCTCAAGCGTGTTCGGGTCCAAGGGCACCTACGGCATCTACGCCGAAGCCTACCGGCGGGCCGCAAAAGAGCGGGGCATCTTGCCCCGCGAGATGCAATCCATAACCTGGGAAACCGTTCGCAGCCTTTTCACCGCGGGCTTCAAGTCACAAGAAGCAAATGTTGCTAAAATCAACGCGATCTGGGACCAGTACCGCAACCGCAGGATCAGTCTCGATGAAACCCGAAAGCAACTCTTTGACGCCGCCGGCGGGATCTCTGCCTTTGAGTGGGAGCGACCCGGTGATAGCGCATCTGCAGCTCCTTGGGCTTCCTCTTACACGGACGAACTGGATCAGCTACGCGGGTCTGAGCGAGCCGCTGGACGCGGAGACGGAGGGCTACCTTCTGAGCCTGCCGCTGGAGATGGAACTCTAGCCCAAGGCCCCCGCGGCACTTTAAACCCCCAGCAGACCCCTCCCGAAGTTGAGATTGGTCGAGGTGGACGGGCGCCCAGTGGCGGCATCTATGTCTCTGGTCGATTTTACGCTGGTGGTGAATTCCTGCCTGAGGAATACCCCGGCGGAAAAAGTGCCGCGCGCAAACTGTCAGCACAACTTCCAAGTTATATCTCTTCACTGACGGTAAAAGCGCGCAGGGAAGGTGGTGCGTGGATTTATGCCCGCATCGCTGGTGAAAGCCGAGAGCGACTTCTGGGTCTTGGGTCCAAACCGTTTGACTCTATTGAGAAGGCACTGTTTGTTGCTAACGAAATCGTAAATCAGCGCGAAACTGAAAGCCAAAAACGCGGGGAAATGCCGCATCCGACAGAGATTGTTGTAAATGACGGAACTCTAGCCCAAGGCCCCCGCGGCACCTTCAATCCCCAGACACTCCTGATCAGCCTGGGCGAGAGCGCGGATCTCTCGACCTTCCTGCACGAATCCGGTCACTTCTTCCTCGAGGTGATGGCAGACCTCGCATCCCGCCCCGACGCACCCCAGCAGGTCGTCGATGACATGAACCGCGCGCTCGCGTGGTTCGGCGTGCCGGATCTCGCCACCTGGAACACCTACACGCTCGACCAGAAGCGCGAGCACCACGAGAAGTGGGCAGAGTCGTTCGAGCAGTACCTGCTGGAAGGCAAAGCCCCCAGCACCGAGCTCCAACCCCTGTTCCGCCGGTTCCGCTCCTGGCTGGTGAATGTCTACAAGTCCCTTTCGGACTTCATGCGCGGGCGCAACCTCGAGGTCAATGACGAGATCCGCCAGGTCTTCGACCGCATGCTCGCCACCGACGAGCAGATCGCGCAGGCCGAGGAGCAGGCAGGCCTGCTGCCCGAATTTGATGCCACAAACGAAGCCCTTGAGCGCCTGCAGGAGCGCAGCCTGCGCGCGCTGAAGTGGACCCTGAACGCCCGCTCCAAGTTCCTGAAGCAGTTCACCAAGGAGGCGCGCGAGCTGCGCAAGGGCGTGCTGGCCGAGGTGA